AATGTAGGTACATTATAGCAGACGGGGAAGCGGAAGTCAACAACAAAGTTGTCAAGAGAATGTCAGGAGATTTGACGGACCCATTCAATCGGCACCCATTCTTCCCCAGGGGGCGGTTCGTCAACCTCATAGAACGATGGGGATTCGAACCATCGAATGCGCACGAACTCCTTCTTTGATCTGCTAGCCCAATTAGTATTACATGACAAACAATAATCAATCAGTTCTGGGCGCTCAGCTTTCTGTTTTAACTCGAATCGGTATTGAGAGGCTGTCAGATAACTACCGCCGCGCAATGCGCTGAGAGTCTCCATCACCTCTTCAAAGCTGGCCCCCGCCCCAGCCTGTTCGATAATATCCGGCGCATGCTCTAAAACAATTCCCAGTCCCTTTTTCTTGCGTCGGAACAGGCAAACAAGATCGCCAACTTTAACTTTAGCCATTGGATTAGAAGCCTTTAAGGTAAAAAATGGTGGGCTCCCTCGGATTCGAACCGAGAAATCGAGTCATTAAAAGTGACTTGCCTTAACCGTTTGGCCAGGAACCCATAAAATAGTTTAATCTCGGTCATTCCACTGCAATAAGCCGGGATTCTGACGAGCGAATTCTTTATCCGCCCACTGTTTGGTAAACTTTAGCGAACCAAAGTCGGTGCCGATCTGATCAGCCGCTTTGGCGTCCTGAGCAAATTGCCGCAGCATTTTAACAAAGGGAATCTTACTATACCGCACTTCCTTTGCGGGGCGCATATACCTTTGCGCGAAGTGTTGTGCGATCTTTAGAGTGTCAAGAACGCCGTCAGGATCATCGGTGTCGACAACAAGCGTTAGCTTCATGACTTGCCTTTGTGGTTTGGATTTGCGGCATTAAATGCTACATGGCGTACTGGTCGACCGCTGAGAACGGAGTTAGAACTTGACAAATGACCGCCATAGCCACCGTTAAATCCAGTGTTGTCTTTCCAGGCAGATGAGTACGCATTTCGATCTTCATTGCTTTCAAAGGCAACAATCGAGATTGCCGATGCCTTACCATCGCCCGAAGAAAGTCCGAGATACTTTACTGCCGTCTCGGTTCCAAGCTCTTCCACGCAGTCGGGACATTCGTTAATCTTTCCGCCGGCCTGCTTCTTGGCGAAGCCCTCCAGATCGAAAGGAAGATCGCAGTGCTTACATTCGCGCATGTTCATAATAATCTACCAGTCAATCGGATCGTTGGAAAGGCCAGACAGGCGCACATTGCGACGGTTGGCAGCACGGGATACCGGCAAACAATCGCTGTCCATAAAGGCAGCGACTTCTACGCTTCCACTGGCAACCATCTGGCGGGCTGCTGCGCCGGCCTCAAACATCTGCTCCTCGGCAGACTCGGGCCAGTCATCAAAATGTCCGTTCGCCTGAGCGCGAAGGTCCATATCCAGGGATGCCAGCATCCCCTGTTCATCAAATTCGAGGCCGGTCTTATTCTTAGTGCCGGCGAGATCATCGAGACGGGCGCCGATAAGCTCAAGGATCACAGTTACTTCTTCTTCATCAAGGTCAATACGCACGGGGTAGTTCTCCAGGTTATGCACACATTATAGCAGAGGCTGACAGCAAAGTCAATCCCAAAGTTGTCAAGGGAAAGTCAATAAGTAATCGACAAAGAGCGAAGCTCATGAAAATCAAGGTGGCGATCCTGAACAGGCGGCTTGGCTCGGTTTGCATCTTCCATAACAAGACGCTTCAATGTGACGCCGCGATGGCGCAGAGCGCCGGCAATACCTTGAATATAGTTTCGTTCGCGGGCCACGGGGTCGCTACTTTTCCAATTGGGGGCCGCGGCGACACCAAAGCGCGGCGAAGCCTTAAGTCGTGCCAATGCGTCACACGATGAAACACTGCTATTCCAAATGCGGATAAACTCAGTATATTCTTCTTGTGTGTGGTTCCAGCTCATATTGTAGTTCTCCAGGTTATGTACACATTATAGCAGAGGGTGACAGCAAAGTCAATACCAAAGTTGTCAAGGGAAAGTCAAGAGCTTTTTCGGGGGGCCTGGAAGAGGTTCTTGCCGTTGACGACAAGCTTAGGCTTGGGTGGTTCGGGCTTTTTACCGCGTGGTACGACAGCAGACCGCGTTGAACCATCGTAATAGGCATAAAGAATAAAATCATACTTGTAAGTCATAATTACGTTCCTTGCTTAAGGGGGTGGCGCATGACAGTCGCAGTTTCCCACATTTCATCGCTATCGTCAGACTCTCTGAATACAAGTCCCCTGTGAAAAGAGCCCTTTGTAAGTGACTTTTTATAGGCTACTCGCTGTACATCTTCTATGTCCATGTCGTAGATCTCGACGAGCGCCAGCAGTACTTCAAGCATATCGGCAGCCTCTTCAAGACATGGGTTCTCTCCGAATTCTTCAAGCTCTTCGGTCATTTTATCGAACAGTCTCGATTTGACCTCAAAGTTAGGCGCAAAATAAAATTCGCCCTCGCGCCCTTCGGCTTGAATAATATCAGGGATGTTATCACGTACCAGTTTCATTATCTGCTCCTTTACAATTCGCATTTAGAATCTCCAGACGATGCGCCGCGATCGTCAGGGAGGTGAGGCCGTCGTTCCAGTGTACCACAGGGTAAGCGGCGCCTCGTCTACTGGGGCGCCAACCCACAATGATCCCCAGCAGTCCATTTCTTCGGCTGTCGGGGCTAAGGCTTCTTACCAAATCACCGACTCGCACTGATTACTCTCAAGTGTTGGCTTGCTTCGGTCAAGACCGCTGCTTTACGACGCGAGCACGACGACCACGCAACTTTAACATCTGCGTTGCCTGTATATTTACCAGTCTCGATCTCGATCACAAGACCAACGTAAACCAACTCGCCTTTACGCCAGCGGGAGACTTGAAAGTCATACGTTACCAAATCACCGACTCGCATTGATCACCTCAGCCAGCCCGGAGCACACCCTGCGCTTGCCTCGCTGCGTAAGAACCCAAAAGGCACCACCAGAATAGACCGATTCGATCACGATCCCGATCAGCGCCCCTTCAGGCATGGTCCAGCGCACCAAATCACCGACTTTCACTGATAACCTCAGCATCATTTTCAAAAACAAAGTAATCAGTTTCCACGCCTAACGACGCTCCCAGCGGAATACCCGCAAACAACTCACCTACATCTTTTCCAAGATTGTAGCTTCTTCTACCATGTGATTTGAGCAATAATATAATTCGGCCCGGTTCACATCTTCCAGTTATTTTTACCAGATCACCGACCTGCATTGATCACCTCAAGGTGCAGAGCGAAACAATTCCACTCTTGTCCGTTGTACAGGACAGCCCACCTATCGAATACATTGCCATCCGAGGACCAGTCGATCTTCTTAGTAATAAGACCGATAAAGGTTTGCCCCCTCTTTGTGTGCTTTACCAGATCACCGACTTTCATTGCATTTTTCCGGGTAGTGTTCATCATGTATACATTATCCCACATGCTGATGCTAAAGTCAATCCCAAAGTTGTCAAGAGAATGTCAAGCGCTTATTCTGCGCCTTCAAGCTGTGCCTTCATGTTGGTCACATGCTTGCAGCGGCGGCGGAAGCCAAAGCCGGGACAACTGCACGTCCAAGCCTCCTGCCGCCTTCTGACGGTGTATTGGGCGCCCTTGCTACCTGTGACCGTCCAGGAGCCGTCGGAGCCACCAGAGGCGCTCTCAGGCGGTCTGTAGGGCTCCCAGGTGAAGTACTTGTCTAAGTCCTCGCGCGTGGTCTCCGGGGGCACTTCAATCCAGTGACTCCCGGCAATTGCATAGCGCTGACCATTGACAACGGATGTCATTAGGATGGGTGGAATGCGGGTCTTGATCGGAAACTCCACTAAAACCCTCCCCATTCCGGCATCGTCAGCCGCGGCGAGCGTAGCTCTGGAGCCTCTTCATCCTCCGCGGATTCATTACGCCACCGGTGCGCATGCGGGCCGGGCCACGCTCGGATCAGGCGTAGCTCGACGCGCTTCAGAATGTCTACCTCGACGGGCGAGGCCGCGTGGTTAATCCCCGTCCGAAGGGCTGCCAAGACAACAGCGACTTCTTCAGGCGACAAGCTGATATCGGTATTATATAACTCAGCGTCAGTCATTACGCGCTCCGCTTTTCCTTGCTGTCTGCTAGCATCTGCCGCACCCAGCTTCCATCAAACTCTGCTGCGTACTTATCACGCAGAACCAGGAGCTTCTCGCCGTCCTTGGTTTCATTCTTCAGCTTGTAGCCAGGAATGAGAAACTCGGTTCCCATCGGAGCACCCAGGAAGCACTCACAGATCGCGTAAGGCACCGACTTCCATCGGTACTTCCATTCACCGGTCTTCTTATCCTGCCAAGAGCGCTTAAAGCGCCGGAACTGCATGTCAACAACACGCGCCTGGATGGTTGTGTCCGTATTACGAATGATTACAAGATCGTTTTTCTTAAGATATGCCATGTGTGGTCCTCGCTGATTACCCTTATAATTTACCATGCCGCGCGGCAGAAGTCAACAGCAAAGTTGTTAAGAGAATGTCAATAAGAAATAACACGCTCGACGTGAATACTAAAGCCATAGCCAAGCAAGGTGGTGTCGTCCATTTCTTCACCGATACGCACAAAGCGGAAGTGTTCCGTGGCATCGATACCATCAGGGCCCTCGTCTTCGCACCACGAAAGGAATTGCTGAATGGCGCGGACACCGACATAAGATTCATACCACTTGATAGATGCCCATCTAAAGCACAGGGCGCCCTCGATTGCCGCGTAATCTTTGATCAGTTCACTTGACTGCGACCAGCAAAGTTCGCGGGCTTGGGGACACCGAGCCATGAGAGTCATAAAGTGCGGCACGATATCGGGGCCAATTGCCAGGATGACTTCTGAGCGATAACCCATTGTTAAGCCTCGGCTGGAATTGCGCATGCGGCAAACGAAGTGACCAAGAGTTCGGTCATTTCAGAACCGGTTTCTTCGTGCGCCTGCTGCCACAACACCAGCATAGTCATCGCCATTTCAAGGCGGTGAGCTACAGCTTCCATTGAAGTAAGGTAGCGATCCTCATCGAGAGAGGGGGTAGGTTCTTCGGACATGTTTATGCTCCCGTTTGAATATGCTATATTATCCCACATGCATGAGCAGAAGTCAAGCACGAAGTTGTAAAGCGAATGTCAAGTGCGGTAGATGCCCTATGATGGCCATCACCGCCATCGTCGCGCGGCGGGTCGTATCGCGACACCATGAACGAGGTACGGATGCGTTCGTCCTGCGATATACACACGCCAACGATCAACACCATGCTCTCGCACGAGTACTCCAATCTTCCCCCGGTACTGCGGATAATCAAGGATCGAGAGTCTTACCAAATCACCGACCTTCATTAATCACCTTTACGTCTTCGACGAGAAACCAAACTTTCTTGTTTTGAGAGCCGATATGCACTCTAACCGCCGGTGTAAACGAGTTTTGCTTAAGCTGCAAGGCAATGATGACGCCGACGACTGGTGCCATAGCGCCGGCAATATCACTATATGTACATCGAACCAGATCACCAACTCTCATTGTTTACTTCCTGCTTACGACCCTAATATTAGCCGAAGAGCGCATTGCATCCTCGACCTCGCCATTGGCGAGCCACTTAATCCAAATGTGTGGCTGCTCAAGTTTAACGACAAGCGCGTACCATCGACTATCGCCGGCGGCCTTCGCAGCGCGGACCTTGGACTTAGGGGCATGCCATTCCAGCAGATCCCCCACCTTTAAATTCTTCACGTCCACATCCTCCCGCGACATGCGCGTTTATTTGTTTTCTTCTTCTTGTCCGTGGTGACAAGACGAAGGCCTCTCCACCGAGATGCTTCGCCTCCATTGGCGAAATAGTTTTCTCGGTCAATACTAGCTTGGGCCCGCATATTCTTTTTAATATGTGCGACACGAGTTGCGTTATTCTTTTTCAGGGACACTTTAAACTCCAACAGCCGGCATAATAAAAAATATGGTGCTGTAGTAGCCTACTTTAATCAAAAACACTTTGATGCAGAAATCGATCACTCACTTCTCCAAGCTTCCTAAACATTATAGACGACTTCTCCAGGAAAGTCAAGCCTTTTTTGTCAAGAGGACGTCAAGGCTCCGGGTCGGGCTCAGAAACCACTTCGAAGCTGACATGATGCCGGTTGCAGACAATTCTTTCGTTATCTTCCAGCGATCTTAAAATAATATAGCCGCGCTCTTCTTTTTCATAAGCACCGATAACTTCCAGACCGTCAGCCCACAACGCCTTCAAGATAGATCCGACCTTCACTGCTGATAACTTCAATTTCGTCGACATAAACTAGATTAACTCCATAATGTGGAAACGCCGCATATATGTAGTCTTCATATTCTGGTACTGATACAACAACCCCGAACCCCCACTCTACATGGTCAATCCACCAACTGCGGATTAGGTCTCCAACTTGTATGCGGGAATTGGACATTTTAATTATGTAGTCAGGTCAAGAGGGGAACTGCTCCAGTTTAATCCTTGTCCGAATTCGAATTCGCGATCCAATCAACTTCACGTTCGCCCGTGAGCATGGACCACTTAAAAGTAAATCTCCCGTTCTCATAAAACCAGCGATTAACGCCATCACGATCAACATCATAATGAGCGACAGCTAATTCTTCAGGGCTCATGATTCGCGCCTTACAAAAGGCAGGGCTCTTGTCGGCCTCTTCGGTATTAAAATTGTAGATTTCTACAAGTTCACAGACTTCTTCGCCGGTAATTTCTTCGATTTCTACCAGAATCATCGCAAACTTCCAATTCATTTTATTTTTCCTCGTGTAGGTCTAAAGTACATGGGCAAGCTTCTGTAAAGATTTGCTGATCAGCATGCTATACTAACTAGGATGCTTTTTTGCTCCTGGTGCATATAAATATGGAAATCCTGCGGGGAGATCTCCGCCAATCATTCCGCCGTGCTTTGCGATGACGTTAATGATCAATTGCCGGGGCACGTATGGGTAGACGGTTGTTGTTGGGGTTTCATGGTCTTCGGCCCATGGCATGAGAAGTTCGTCTTCTTTGTTCGGCATGCCGACTTCGGCGTGTGTGTATTCGTCGGCATCGTCCACGCGGGGGTTAGAATATGAAAATTGGCTAGCCTGAACAGACATGGCAAATCCGTCGGCACATTGTACAACTTTGTTGAGCATGTAGGGCATGAAAATTCTTTAAAATGTGTGGGTTTTTGCGCGGTTGTCGCGGTTGTGTGCGGTGGGGAAAGAAAATTTTAGGCGGAAGGCTTTCCGTCTGTAACTCTCTATTCTTTTTTAAAATGGCCGCCCTTTGGGGGAGTAGGCGCTCAGGACTTGAGACTTGGCCTATATACGTTGGCGTTCCAAGTGATCCGTTTTTGCGCCTACTCCCTTTTCAATGGCTGCCCCTCCCGGACTTGAACCGGGGACATCAAAATTAACAATTTTGCGCTCTAACCAACTGAGCTAAGGGGCAAGAAAATTTTAGGTTTAAGTTTTTGTTGTTTAAAAATGGTAGCCCACCTCGGACTCGAACCGAGAACTTCCGTTTTATGAGAACGGCACTCTTACCTGATTGAGTTAGTGGGCATTAAGGTTTTGTTTATATCCTATAATATCACTTTACGGGATACATGTCAACGACTTTACGTCGAATTGTCTTTTTAATCCCTGGGTTGATCTCCAGGACATGCGGCAGCATTACGTGACGAATGTAGTTTCTACGATACTTTGTGTTAGTGTTGCTGGGATCTGTAATGACCGGGACACTCTTCCTTTCGCACCAGTCGTTAAAAGACTGCTTCTCTGTGGTTAGAAATGGTCGGATAAACTGATCTCGCTCATAAGGAATCAAGAATGGGTTGCCGTGCATAGATGTGAAAACCCAATTCTCCACACAATCATCCAAATGATGGGCAGTGATAATCTTTCGCTCGGTACTTTCGTTAAAAAACTTATAGCGCTGTTGTCTCCACCAAGCCTCGTGGGACACACCCGCGGGCATCTCCTCTTCACACTTGCCTACAATCAAAGACACCCCTTGAGCGGCGCAGTATTCCCTCACAAGAGCTTCTGCCTTTGGCGCGTAGGGTGTTCCGTGATTGTAGTGAAGAGCCGTCACATCGCGACTACGGCGCAGGAAATCCAAGACAGCCATACTGTCTACCCCTCCGCTCACCGCGATAGCGACTTGTCGAGGAATCTGTCCAAGAATGTGAATCATGCTGCTCTCTCTAATCTTTTTCTATTATAGACGATGTCGTCTTAGATGTCAAGGGGTTTAGCGCTATCGTCCTCTATATACTAAATGAGGTACATCAAGCATGGCAAATAAATATTTTTCTGGCGAAAAGGCACCTCGCGAAGAGGCGATTTCCAAATTAATGCAGCATGTTGCTGGTTTATTCGATGGGAGATTTCTCGCGAGAATAACCTCTGATGATGGCGGGCCTCATGTAACTCTCTATCTTGAGGTAGAAAACCCCAATCTACCGATAGAGCCTTTTTTACGCGATGCCCTCCATAATCCCAAATGGATGGGCTGGCGCTTTATTATTGCGAAGTGTCCGCCGGGATACGTTGATGGAGTTCTTCTCAGCAAGAAAAAGAGCGATTACTAAAGCTCTTCCTGCTCTTCTGGTCCCCCGATCCATTGCTCATGCGCCTTGCTGCATGCTCGCGCAAACATCACAATATCTTCGGGCGCTGTCGCGGCGTCTGCATCAATAATGCACACCTTTCCTGGAAGATAGTGTGCCTTTCCGTCCATAAGGTAATCGCGCTCTGCCACCGTCTCTGTCATATTTACTACATTGACGTAGGTGGCCGCGGTTGCCGTCGTTGTGATCAGAAGAGCTACGCTCATCCACCACGGGTTCAAAATTGTATTGTTCTTCTGTTGCTTCATATCTCTCATATCAGTGTTCCTTGTTTTCGCAATTCTCAATCATGTAATCAATATACCACTTGGCTTTCTTTAAATCTTCCACTCCTCCCTTGTGCCTATAACGTGTGACGTATTTAATAATGTTGCCCACGCAGAATCCCTCAGCATGTCCTAGCCCAGCGATTGCATCAATAACTTCCATTTTAGTGGCGTTATAATGCAGTGGATGGCTAACTGCTTCTTTCTTCATTGTTGACTCCTGGGTTTATAATGGTACGCCCTGTAGGATTCGAACCTACGACCTAAAGCTTAGAAGGCTTTTGCTCTATTCCAACTGAGCTAAGGGCGCATAGGGGAAGGGGCGGTGAAAGTAGGATTCGAACCTACGGAAGCTATTAACTTCACTCGCTTTCCAGGCGAGCACCTTCGTCCACTCGGTCATTTCACCATTGCACCCTATGAAGAGTTACCTTCTCTCACGGTGCGCTCAAAATA